GGGACTTTATGTTATCAACTGCTGCAGATATCGTTGCCGATCCTTCTGCTCCTGATGCTTTCGTTGAAGGTATTATGGAAGGTAAGGACTGGGTATGGGATGGTGGTATTTTGCGTGAGAAGTTCGCAGAAAAAACTTATAAGACCATCAATACATTGGTTGATCAGAAACAATTAGACGAGAAGAAACTAAATCTCTTTAATGATTTCTTATCAAACTTGTAAAACTTCTAAATAAATATAGATTTTAACTAAAAAGTCGGAGTCGTACAAATGTCTCGTGGTACAAAACAAGAAATGGAAGAAGGTTTGATCGATGTCGCAGCTGGCATCAAAAAATCAAATACTGCAGTGAATGCCCCTGGTAAGCCTGGCGAACCTATAGATACCTCTCAAGGTAATTGGGAAGATCTCGGTGGTCCAACACCTCAAAATTACAAGGTGGATGATGATTCAGCTAAGCTGAAGACACCTGGTGGTAATCTCAAGCAGGTATCCGACGTAGTTACTAATCGCAAAGGAAAAACTCTCAAACAAGGAGATGAAGCAGAAGTGACTGACGAACAAGAAGTAGTTGCTGAAGAGCCCGCTACTGAAGAAGTAGTCGCTGAAGCAGAAGTAGAAGAGGAAGTTATCGAAGAGGTTAACATCGAAGATGATGTTAATGCACTCCTAGGTGGCGAAGAACTCTCCGAAGAGTTTAGAGAGAAAGCAAAGCTTGTTTTCGAGACCGCACTTAATTCTAAAGTCGCTGAAGTTAAAGAGGCATTAGAAGCAAAGTATCAAGAGACCCTTGAAGAAAAGATCGCAGAAGAGAAAACTGCACTTTCCGAAAGAGTTGATAGTTATCTTGAGTACGTTGCCGATGAGTGGTTTACGGAAAATACCCTTGCAGTAGAGCAAGGACTTAAAACAGAATTGACCGAATCATTCCTATCTGGAATGAAAGGACTCTTTGAAGAACATTATGTTTCAATCCCTGATGACAAATATGATGTACTTGAGAGCATGGTCGAAAAACTTGATGATATGGAGACGAAACTCAATGAGCAAATTGAGAAGAACGTTAGTTTAAACAGTAGACTCGGTGAGTCTGTTGCTAATGGTATTCTTGAATCTGTTTCTGATGGCCTCGCTGCTACACAGAAAGAGAAGCTTGCATCACTTGCTGAAAGTGTAGAGTTTGAAAGTGAAGAATCTTATCGTGAAAAACTGGAGACTTTGAAGGAATCTTATTTCGCTTCAAAAGGAACTCCAACTTCTAAATCTGATAACCTTTCAGAAGGAGTAGACAATGCAGTAGGTAGTGAATCACACTCACCTTCTATGGATGCTTATCTGAAATCTCTTTCAGCATTTAAGAAGTCCTGATTACATTAATTCAAACAAAAACACTTTTTATAGGTAAAACGTAATGTTTCAATCCGAAGCACTACAGGAAAAGTGGGCTCCGTTGTTAAACTATGAAGGTCTTGATGAAATTAAAGATCCTCATCGTAAAGCGGTTACCGCCGTCCTGTTAGAAAACCAAGAAAAATTCCTCAGAGAGGAGCAAGCATTTGGGTCAGGTATCAACCTGATGGAAGCTGTACCTACTAACTCTGCAAACGCTGCAGGTGCTAGTGGTGGATTCGGAGGCAGTGCTACTGCTGCTGGTCCTACTGCAGGTTTCGACCCAGTACTTATCAGTCTAATCCGTCGTTCTATGCCAAACTTGGTCGCATATGACCTTGCTGGTGTACAACCAATGAGCGGCCCAACTGGACTGATCTTCGCAATGAGATCACGTTACACTAACCAGTCTGGAACAGAGACATTCTACAATGAAGTAGACTCTGCATTCTCTGGACAGGATGCTGGACGTGACGAAGAGGCAGGCTTTACCGATGGTAACGCTGGTATGGGTACCACTGCACAAAGTGGAACTAACCCTGCTGTCCTCAACCCTGTTTCATCTGCATCTACTCGTGGCTACAACGTTGGTCAGGGTATGGTTACAGGTGACGCTGAAAATCTCAGTGGAACAGGAACAGATGCCTTCGGTCAGATGGCATTTAGCATCGAGAAAGTAACAGTTACTGCTAAATCTCGTGCGTTAAAAGCAGAGTACAGTCTAGAACTTGCTCAAGACCTTAAAGCAATCCACGGTCTGAATGCTGAAGCGGAATTGGCAAACATTCTCTCAACAGAGATCCTTGCTGAAATCAACCGTGAAGTTATCAGAACCATCTATAAGGTCGCTGAACAGGGTGCTGTACAAAACACCGCTACTGCTGGTGTGTTCGACCTAGATATCGACAGTAATGGTCGTTGGTCAGTTGAGAAGTTTAAGGGACTCCTATTCCAAATCGAGCGTGATGCTAACGCAATCGCACAAAGAACTCGTCGTGGAAAGGGTAACATCATCATGTGTTCTGCTGACGTTGCGTCTGCACTAACCATGGCTGGTGTACTTGACTACACTCCTGCACTCAACGCTAACCTTAACGTTGATGACACTGGAAACACATTCGCTGGTGTTCTACAAGGTAAGTATCGTGTATACATCGATCCTTATTCTGCCAACCTTACAAGTGCTAACGCAGCACCTACAGGTGGTAACCAGTATTACGTCTGTGGTTACAAAGGTTCTTCACCTTATGACGCTGGACTGTTCTATTGCCCTTACGTTCCACTACAGATGGTTCGTGCTGTGGGTGAGAACTCCTTCCAACCAAAAATTGGATTTAAGACAAGATATGGTCTTGTTGCTAACCCATTTGCCGAAGGAACAACCCAAGGTCTTGGTGGATTACTTTCCAACCAGAACCGCTACTACAGAAGAGTGGCTGTTAAAAACCTTATGTAAGAAGTTTATATCTTCTTTCTTTAATAAACCTCTCTTCGGAGAGGTTTTTTTTTGTCTAAATATATCAGTTTAACTAAAAATAATGACCGCACTGATTGACCCCAAAAAATATAGTGAGACCGTTGACCTATTAAGGTCATTTTTTTTGTCTAAAGGTTTCCTAGAAGTCCATACTCAAAACCGTTTAAGTATACTTGCTGCTTGTGAAGATCCAGAAACAGTAGCAACTTACGAATACAATGGTGAAGTATGGCCATTACCACAAACAGGACAGATGTGGTTAGAATATGAATTACTTTCTAATCCCGATGCACCAGGTTTCTTTTGTGTTTCCACTTCATATAGAGCAGAACCAAATCCTGTAGAAGGAAGGCATGAAACAATTTTCCCTATGTTTGAATTTGAAATGAAAGGAGGTGTTGATGCACTAGAAGATATGGAAAAAGAATTATGTGAGTATATAGGTTTACCATTAGAACAATTGAATTGTAAAACTTATTCTGATTGGGAAAAAGAATTTAGAACAGATGAACTTGACCATGCTCATGAACTAGCAATTGGTCGTGGTATGATTACTAAATTCCCAGAAAGAACATCACCTTTCTGGAACATGGCAAGGAATAATGATGATACTAGTAAAAAAATTGATGTAATCCTAGGTGGTATGGAAACTATTGGTAGTGCGGAACGTAGCACCGATAAGGACCAGATGCGTGAAACATTCCATACTATTTCTGATGGGCAATATGCTGACTTACTTTACAAATTATTTGGTAAGGAAAGAGTCGAGAAAGAACTTGATGAATTCCTAGAGTTCGACTTCTTCCCTAGAAGTGGTGGAGGAATCGGGATGCAACGCCTAATGACTGCTCTTTCATAGAGCATCATTGTGAGGTGGCGAAACGGTAAACGCTCTAGTCTGTTTAACTAGTGTTCCTGGCGGGACTTGTAGGTTCGACTCCTACCCTCACAGTTTAAAAGAATATTTATAAATATACGTAGGAGACCTGCTTTCTACCATGATTTGCAAAACTAGAATGACTCGTGAAGATCAACAAAAGTGGAGACTTAAAATGCTCCGTTTTTGGGAAGAGAATTTAGAAGTGAGACTTGCTGGTATTAGAGCTTCTAAAGAAAAACTTGAAGAACAAATGAATAGAGAAGATGCCTAAAGATCGTCCATCACAGATTGAGAATAGAAATTTTCTTGCACCTGTAGGTTTTCAATTTAACCTTCAAAGAAGTCCAGGTACAGCATATTTCTGTAACCAAGCAAACATTCCTGATATAACTTTAGGAGTAACAGAGCAACCAACATATCTACGTCAGATTCCTACACCAGGAGATATGATGGATTTCGGTGATCTGAATATAAGATTCTTGGTTGATGAAGATCTTAAGAATTTTATGGAGATTCAGAACTGGATGAGGGGATTAGGATTTCCAGAGAGTGTACAGGAATTTAGAGATTTAACAAAGACTGGAGCAAGACCTGAAAAGAGTTATAAAAGTGAAGGTGAGGACATTTACTCTGATGGTACTTTACAGATTTTAAGTAGTAATATGGTAGCAAAATTTAATGTTAATTTTAAAGATTTATTTCCAGTAAGCTTGACAACTCTAACTTTTGATGCTACAGATACAGATATAGAATACTTTACAGCAGACGCTAATTTCAAGTATACTTCTTATAACCTAACTAATTTACAGAATGAACCTTTATGATTAATCTGGAGTCGCTCCAGAAGATGTGGGAAGAAGATTCCAAAATAGATCCTGATAATCTACATACTGAATCATTGAATATACCATCTCTTCATGCAAAATATTTTGATTTATATAATACAATATTCCTTTTAAGAAAGAAAGCAGACCAACAGAGGAAGAACATCCGTCATGAACGGTATGAGTATTTTAGTGGGAAAGCAGACCCAGAAGTATACCAAGAAAATCCCTTTCCCAAAAAGATAAGGGATAAAGATACGATGCAGAAGTATCTTGATGCGGATGATAAACTTTCAACCTCATCCCTTAAAATAGAATACTATGATACGATGCTTACATATATTGAAAGCATCCTTAAGGTGATACAGAACAGAACATATCAGATTAAGAATGCTATTGAGTTTATGAGATTCCAGTCTGGACTAGGGTAACTAAATAATCCCAGATGAATGGGATAGGTGATTGACACGGGTGCTAATGTTATTATAGGTAAAGCAAACGAAGTCTTTTTAAAGATTAATGCAGAACCTCATATACAATATGAATTAAGAGACCACTTTACCTTTGAGGTAGAGGGTGCAAAGTTCATGCCCCAGTACCGTAAAAGAAATTGGAACGGAGAGATACATCTATTTGATTTAAGAACGAAAAGAATATATATTGGATTATTAGATAAAATTATTTCCTTTTGCGAAAGAAGAGATTATACTTATAAGTTTGTAGATAATGAATACTATGGTGCTCCCTTTGAGATTAATGAGGGAATATCAAAGCAAGGTGTTAAGGATTATATGGGTGCTATTTGTAAGCACAAACCTAGGGATTATCAAGTTGAGGGAGTATATGATGCTTTAAGGCATAATAGAAAATTATTGATATCTCCAACTGCGTCAGGCAAATCGTTGATGATTTATAGCCTTGTACGGTACTATGTGGATAAAGGCGAAAAAATTTTGTTAGTAGTTCCAACGACCAGTCTCGTGGAGCAGATGTATAAAGATTTTCAGGATTATGGTTGGAATTCGGAGTCATACTGTCACAGAATATATGCGGGCAAAGAAAAAACAAATGAGTTTCCTGTTACTATTACTACATGGCAATCTGTTCATAAACTAGATCGTTCATTCTTCACAGATTATGATGTAATAATAGGGGATGAGGCACACTTATTTAAAAGTAAGTCCCTAGTATCTATAATGACAAAATTAGAACATGCAAAATATAGATATGGATTTACAGGAACACTTGATGGAACACAAACTCATAAGTGGGTATTGGAAGGATTGTTTGGTCCTACTTATAAGGTGACAAGAACAGATGATTTAATGAAAGAAGGTCATCTATCTAAACTTGATATTCAATGTCTGGTTCTTAAACACCCTCCACAAAAATTTGAAACCTATCAAGATGAAATAGAATATCTTATTAGTCATGAACAAAGAAATAAGTTTATAACAAATTTGACATTAGATCTAAAGGGTAATACTCTTATATTATACAGTAGAGTAGAAACTCACGGTGCAATACTTTACGAAAAGATAAATAATAATAAGCAAAGTGATAGAAAAGTATTCTTTGTACATGGTGGTGTTGATGCCGATGAAAGAGAATTGATCAGAGAGATCACCGAGAGGGAAAACAATGCAATCATCGTCGCTTCCTACGGAACATTTTCTACAGGCATTAATATTAGAAATCTCCATAATGTTATCTTTGCCTCACCGTCAAAATCGAGAGTTAGAAATCTTCAAAGTATTGGACGAGTACTTAGGAAAGGAACTAACAAAGTAAAGGCAATCTTATATGATATATCAGATGATTGCACTTACAATTCTCGTAAGAACTATACATTAAACCACCTCATAGAAAGAATTAAAATCTATAACGAAGAAAATTTTAATTATGAGATAATCACTATACAACTAAAGAAATAATTATGGAAGACGATTTTTACGGAACAATCAAATTTAAAAATGGTGAAGAAATCTTTGCTAAAATAGCAGCGTCTGAAGAATCAGATCGTACTATGTTAGTTATTCATCACCCAATTACTGTTTGTGAAGTAAAGGCTCGTGCGGGCACCGTCGGTTATAAGGTAGAACCTTGGTTAAAGACTACAAGAGAAGATATGTTTATTATTAATATGGATAATGTTCTTACAATGTCAGAATCATCTGATTTACATATGATCCGAATGTATCAAAGATTTGTACAAGATACTGATAGAGATCATAAGAATCAACCTAAAATTTCTAGAAAGATGGGATATATAGCAACTGTTAATGATGCTAAAGATATATTAGAGAAGCTTTATAAAACTAGTCCTAATAAAGAAAGTAGTAGCTAGAGGTTCCCTTGAACCCTGACAGAGTTATTCTATAGGTAAAATATCAACTTGTCAACTATGTATAGAAGTGTTATAATATCTACATACATAGTGAGATATGCTTATGGCAGGACGAATTATGGCTAAACGGAAGAGGTCCGAACACTACGTTAATAATAAGGAGTTCCTAGCCGCACTAGTCAAACTTAGGGAAGATAGAGAAATTGCAGAAATAAGGGGGTTGCCAAAACCACCTATACCACGTTATATTGGTGAGTGTTTCTTGAAGATAGCAAATCATCTATCATTCAAACCAAACTTTGTAAATTACATGTTTAAGGAGGACATGATCTCTGATGGAATCGAAAATTGCGTTCAGTACATACATAATTTTAATCCTGAAAAATCCAAAAATCCTTTTGCTTACTTTACGCAGATTATACATTATGCATTTCTCCGCAGAATACAAAGAGAAAAACGTCAGTTAGAAATTAAGAATAAGATACTTGAAAGATCTGGTTATGATGAAGTCTTCTATGGAGATGACGGTGGCGATGCTGCTGACTATAATCAAATCAAAGATGCTGTACATTCTAAATTAAGATACTAATGAAAGCGATTTATGATGATAACTCTATTCTAATTAACTTGAATGAGTTGGTGACAATTAGAGCCAAGATCTTGACTCAATATGAAGATTATTCAAACGCAGTAGCAACTGGTGAGTATCTTGATGAGAATGATGTTGATAAGATTGCATCTCAATTACGAACAACACTTACTTGGGATACACTTTATCATATGGTAGATGGTGCTATATTAGATTATATGGGTTTAAGATCTGCTGTTACAGAACATAAAACTCATTATGGTGAGATACAACCAGAACCTGGTCGTGAAAAAATGTTGAATGAGATTGAAAAGAATAAGAAACAATTTGAGATGGTTGATTTAGTATCACCTGCATGGACTATCCAAGTACCTAGGAAAATTAAATGAGATTAACTCAAAAAGTAATTGATGAAATTCAATTAGCAATGACTCACACCAAAATGAATGGTGAGACGAATTGGAAGGATGGTGATGAGATTGATGTATGTCTTGGTGGTACATTTGCTGGTGACAAATTTATTAGTATTATTAATAGGACACGTAGCAACACTACTAAAAAATGAAAGTCGCAATAATAACCGACCAACATTTTGGTGCGAGGAAAAACTCAAAGCATTTTCACGAATACTTTTTGAAGTTTTATGAGAATATATTTTTTCCTGCTATAGAAAATGAAGGTATTACTACCATTATTGATATGGGAGATACCTTTGATAGTAGAAAGGGTGTTGATTTTTCTTGTTTGGGATGGGCAAAGAATAATTATTATGACAGATTGAGAGATATGGGTTGTACTATCCACAGTATTGTGGGTAATCATACTGCTTATTATAAGAATACTAATGATGTAAATTCTATTGATTTATTACTTGCTGAATATGATAATATAAAAACTTATTCCGAAGCAACAGAGATTGAAATAGATGGTTTGAATATTCTTCTTTTACCTTGGATTAATAATGAGAATGAAAAACATTCATTAAAGATGATTAAGAAGTCAAAATCTCCTATGGTTATGGGTCACCTTGAGTGTAAGGGATTTAGAATTCATCGTGGTTATGTGATGGAACAGGGAATTGATGTAGACCTGTTTGATAAGTTTCAAAAAGTTTATTCGGGACATTACCATACTAGGTCTGATAATGGTAAGGTATTTTATTTGGGCAATCCTTATGAGATGTATTGGAATGATCTTGAAGATACAAGAGGGTTTCATTTCTTTGATACAGAAACCCTAGAGCATACTCCTGTGAATAATCCTTACAGGATGTTCTATACCATTTACTATAATGATCACAACTATCAAACATTTGATACTCGTGAATTGGAGAATAAAATTGTAAAGGTTATTGTTCGTAAGAAGAGTAGTCCTAAAAAATTTGAAAAATTCATCGATAAGTTGTATAATAGTAATGTGCATGAACTCAAGATAGTTGAGA